AGCAATAAAACCAGAAAAGAATTTAGCAATAATTCAAAAAACACCACTTAATCATTCGGTATCGATAATTAATATTGGTGCAGATTATAGAGTTAGTTTACAATTGTTCTTACATAAAGAAAACGAACAAATAAAAACAAATAACCTAATATAAATTTGGTAATGTTAAATATTTTTCGTATATTAGAGTATTATAAATGATTAAACTCTAAATTATGAAAACACAACAAGAATTAGAAACAAATTATGACCGATTTATAGGTATAATTAAAAAGTATTTCACAGGAGAAAGATTGGAGAAACTACTCCATATGTATTCCGAAGATGAATTGGGAACAAACCTTACAATATCTCCTGCATCTGGTTCAAAACACTATCACAATGCATATTTTGGTGGATATATAGACCACATCTTTAATGTATGTAAGAACTCTATGAAAATGAAGGAGTTGTTTATTGCACAGGGTGGTGTAGTTGATTTCACAGACGAGGAATTGATATTTTGTGCATTACATCACGATTTAGGTAAATTGGGTATCAAAGGTGAAATGCATTATCTACCAAATGATAACGATTGGCAAATTAAAAATCAAGGTAAGTTATTTAAATCAAACGATGCAATTACATATATGACTTTAACTGATAGGACATTCTTTACTCTTAACGAATATGGAATTTCTTATAATGAAAAAGAATATTTTGGTATCAAATTAACTGATGGTATGTTTGACGAAGATAATCAAAAATATCTAACAGGTCACAATGGTGCAAAAGCTCCAAGATATAAAATTCAATACATTCTACATTGGGCAGATTGGATGTCTACCGTAATCGAAAGACAAAATAACGAAATTTAATGTCAAAATGTCAATAACACTTCATTGGTATAGTATTTGGACTATATGGGGTATTATTAACTAAAACATTTATATTATGTACATTATTGACTATGGTAAATTATTCGATGAATTTTTTACACAACCAAAAACAACAAGTTATGTTCCTTCAAAATTTGCAGTAGACATAAAAGAAGAAACTGCATCAATTGCATTATCAGTATTAGGGCACGACCCAAAAGATATTGAAATCAATTGCTTTGAGGACAAAATTGAAATTAAATCTAAAAAAACACAAGAGGACAAAGAAAATCCTTTCAATCAACTAATTTCAGACATTGAAGAAAGAGTTCAAGTGGGCAAAAACTTTGATGGCAGAAAGGCTAAAGCTGAAATTAAAAATGGTATTCTCTTAATTACTATTGAAAGAAAAGAAGAGTCCAAACCAAAAAAATTAACCCCAAAATTAGGTTAATTCAGTTATTTTTCGTATATTGAAAAGGTAGGAGATTAAACACTTCTACCTTTTTTATTATAAACAAATATTTATTACTATGATATACAACGAAAAAATAGAAATGTTATTGGAATCTTTAGACGGAAAATTAAGGATTTTACAAAACGGAATTAGTGGTGCACAACACATGTCACCATCTGAGGCTCACCTAACATTGGAAGACGCTAGAAAGATAGTAGAGCGTGTTGCCGAATTAACCAGAATCAATCGATAAATGAATTGGCTTAAATATTTAGTCGGATTTTCTGCACTAATTATTGCCGGATGTGCAGCTTACTTCTCCGTAACAGGTTTGGGTGTTCTATTTAGTGGAGCAGCTGTATCTGTGATGGTGATGGCCGGTGCATTAGAGTTTGCAAAGTTAGTTGCAGCAACTTATCTAAAACAAGAGTGGGAAAACATTAAGGGGTTTAATAAGTGGTATTTGACCTCTGCCGTTGCATTATTGATGTTAATCACTTCTGCGGGTATATTTGGATATCTTTCCAATGCATTCCAATCTCAGTCCTTAAAATTGCAACAGGTGGATAGAGAAGTTTTAGTTTATACAACAAAAATTGAACAAAATACCGCTCAAATTACTCAATTAAACACTCAATTAGGTAATTTATCCTCAACACAAAACACAATTTTAGAAAAAGGTAAGGTAAATTCTCGTCTTTTGCGTTCAGTAGACCAAAAAGACAGACAAGTTGCTCAAATTAACAAAAAAATTGGTAATTTACAAGACGAAAATGCTAAAAATAACGAAAAAATCAACGAAATTAAGATTTCAAACTTAGATTTGGAGAAAGAAGTGGGTGGATTTCGATTTATTGCGGAAGCATTTGGTATGGAATTGAAAAATGTAGTAAAATTCTTCATATTTTTGATTGTAATAGTGTTTGACCCGTTGGCAGTAGCTTTAATTATTGCATTTAACGGACTTATTTCACAAAAAAAGAAAGAACAGAAAGAACATATAGTTGAAATCATGCAAAATGATGAAAAATTAGGATTATATGAGGTTTATGGTGATGATATTGTTAACGAAACTGAAAAAAATGAGATTAACGAGAAAAAAGAAGATGAGTCTATTGTACCTAATGATGGCATGGGTAATAGTGACACAAATAATGAAAATACAAACGATTCTCCCTTAAATTTGAAATGGGAAGAATATATGCATCCAGATTTTCCTTGGAATAATAAAAAATTATGGATAAATAATTCTAAAGCAGTAAATTATTGGTTATCCACTAGAGGTGGTAATGTTAGAGACCTTGCAAGAATTAGAAGTGAAGACGAAAATGTCAAAACTTATTAAAAATTTGGTAATTTAGAATTATTTTCGTATATTACAAATACGAAACAATAATTTATGAAAAAATACGCATTATTCATCGGAAGATGGCAAACATGGCACAAAGGCCATGAGTGGTTAATAAATCAACAATTGGAAAAAGGAAAGAATTGTTGGGTTGCAATTAGAGATGTACAAAAGGATGAAAATAATCCAAAATCAGCACAAGAAGTTTTACAAGAATTACAAAATGAACCATTTTTTACTCAAAATTGGAATAAAATCTTATTATCAATAATTCCAGATATTGAAAGTGTAAACTATGGTAGAGGTGTAGGATATGATGTAATATATCACGAACCACCAAAAGAAATAGAAAAAATTAGTGGAACTGCAATTAGACAAAAATACATTGACTCAAATGGTGATGTAATTGTTTATAATATTGAAAAAAATGATAGTAGAGAGGAAACGACACATAGCTAAAACCATTTCATATCGTGTTATATCAACCTTAATTGGATTTAGTGTAATGTGGTGGGTAAGTGGTGATATAAAAGTAGGTGCAGCATTTGGAATTGCAGAATTGGTGTATAAACCTATTCAATATTACCTACACGAAAGAATTTGGTATAAATTTATAAAATACGGACTTAAAAAATAAAAAATGAAATTAGTAGTAGACAAAAATCAATTTGGTTTAGAAACTCAGGAATTTAGAGAATATCTAAAAACACCTGTATTAAAAAGTGAAATCACACAAGATGAAGCCGATGAGTTAAGAATGCAATTAACACAGGCATTAGTAGAAAACCCAGGATTAGGAATATCTGCAACACAAATTGGTATTAAGAAAAGAGCATGTTATATTCAATTCGGTGATGAAGAATTATTCTTAGTAAATCCAATTATAAAAGAAAAATCAAAAGAAGGATTCTTATTTATGGAAGGATGTTTATCAATTCCATCAACATTAAGGTCACCAATTAGAACTATTAGAGCTTCTAAAGTTGTGATAGATACGGATAATTTGGGAGAATTAACTTTTGAAATCAATCCAGAAGGAGATGAGGCAAACAAAACAGTTTCAAAGGAAACAATGATGACCGTTATAGTACAACATGAAATTGACCACTTAGACGGAATTACGATTAAAGATAGAGTATATAATACACAAATTGTCAAAAAAACTACATATGGTAGAAATGACAAGATTGTTATGAAGTCTCCAAAAGGTGATTTGGAAGAGATTAAATACAAACATGCAAACAAATATTTTTTACAAGGATACGAAATCGTTTAATTTATGCAATTAATGATAATAATTTTAACTATATTTTTAGCAATTGCGGGATATAGTGTGTGGATTCTTCTAAATAAATTAGAAAAATACGAAGATATCATTGAAGAAAATGATATATTTTTACAAACAGAATTGGAAAGAAACGAAGCATTACTGGAGGCATTACGAGAAATTGATACTCGTCAAATGTTTGAGAAGGATGATGAAGTAGGTTCTATATTTTATCAAATAAAAGAAACTATCGAAAAATTCAAAACAAAACAAAATGCCAGTAACTAAGAGGAAAAAGAGAGGGCCGAATAGACAATACTTTACAAAAGATACGGAAGATGCTATCATTGAATACAATCTAACCGATGACCAATCCATTAAGGATAAGTTATATAGAGAAAGAATTGCATCTGCATTTGACAAACTTGCAGAGATAGTTTATAACAAATGGAAATTTACTTACTTTGATGATGACCCCAAAGATGTAATGGCAGAGGTTGTTACATTTATGATTGAAAAAATCCACATGTATAAAAGTGGTAAAGGTAAAGCATTCTCTTACTTTACAATTGTTGCAAGAAACTATTTAATTTTAAATAATAATGCAAACTACAAAAGATATAAAGATACAGATATAATGTCTGGTTTACCTGAGTCTTTTGATACTGAAAATAACTTTAGAGAAGAGGAAAGAAATGATGAATTTAGAACTTTCAATGTTAGAATGTTACAATATTGGGACAAACATTTAGAAAACTATTTCCCAAAGAAAAGAGATATGCAAATTGCAGATTCGGTATTAGAATTATTTAGAAGAGCAAATTATATAGAAAACTTTAATAAAAAGTCATTATATCTTTTAATTAGAGAAATGACAGGACACCCTACACATTATATTACCAAAGTTGTCAACAAAATGAAAGAAAGACAAATGGAATTATATAATGAATTTGATAAGTATGGTGATATAAAAATTTAAATATGATACAACTAGGTTTATCA